CGAATTACGCTATTGAATCAAACAACCTTTGTGCAAAAGCAAGAAATTCCGTTTACGGTGCCAATACCGCACATTGAAAAGACCGACATTCAGTTCTGCGTGAAAGCCAACACTGGCAGTCCGTTTACGGTCAGTATGTACGCAGGTGGTTACTTAATCCAAAACTATATCCAAGGTTCAAATGGCTAAGTCTCCGGCATGGCAGAGGAAAGAGGGAAAGAATCCCAAAGGTGGCTTGAACGCCAAGGGAAGAGCCTCTGCGAAAGCGCAAGGCATGAACTTGAAAGCTCCCCAGCCGGAAGGCGGAAAGCGCAAGGACTCTTTCTGCGCCCGTATGTCAGGGATGAAAAAGAAGCTGACTTCTTCGAAGACGGCAAATGACCCGAACAGCCGGATTAACAAAAGTTTAAGGGCGTGGAAATGTTGAGTGTTAAACGAGACTGGGGCAGGGTACCAAAAGCTCCAGATGCGGATGGAAATTACCGGTGTAGTAAGTGCCGGGAATGGAAGCCGCCAGCAGCGTTTAACAAGTCCAAAGCGCAAAAATCTGGTTTAAGCTACGCCTGTCGAGTGTGCATGCGTGTAGATGTACGTAAATACAACCTGCCTACAAAATATGGAATAACTGCGGCGCAATTTGCTGAAAAACTTCTAGCACAAGGTGGAAAATGTGCTTGTTGTGGAATCCAATTTCAAATTGATGGGTATAAAGCAGATCGTCCTTGTGTAGACCATAACCACAATACTGGCGAAGTACGTGATTTACTCTGTGGGAAGTGTAATTTAGCGGCCGGAAACGTAAATGATAGTTCCGAACGGGCTAAACAATTGCTTGCTTATTTGGAAAAATGGAAGTGTTAAGCATGGAAATGAACTACGTTTGGACTGGGGGCTTGACGCTATTTACCGGTCTTTTTGCTTATATAGCGCACGAGAAGTTTACTGAGCTTGCGCGGATTACGATCTTGTTGAACAAGACTCGTGAGGAGATCGCTCGTGATACCGTCACTAAAGCTGAAGTTGAACGGATTACTGACCACATTGATCAACGCTTTAACCGACTTGAGGCGAAGATTGATCAACTCATTGGGCAGAAAGGATAAGCAATGAAAAAGAAAGTCAGAAAGTTTGCCAGCGGTGGCGACATTATTACCGGTCTTGGCGCAGTTTTGATTGGTAAAGCTCTGTACGATAAGTATAAGGGTAAAGATCAAGACGAGGGTAAGGCTAAGCTCAAGTACGAAGAAGAGAAAGCTGAGCCTGAAAAAAAGAAAGATGATTCAAAAGGCTTTACTCAGGAAGCTAGGGATAAGTATCTGGAAGAACGCGGCGCTAAGCCCCTGCAAGAAACCGGCACCCGTGCGAATCCTTATTATACAGAGGACGAGCCAGCACCCAAGAAATCAGTAGTAACAACTACGCCTAAGAAAGCAGCGCCAGCAGCTAAGAAAGTCACGCCAGCGGCACCAGCGGCTAAGAAAGCTGAGCCAGCGGCTAAGGGCGAAGCGCCAAAGTCCGTAGTGTTTAAGCCCACAGAAGATAGCAAGAAGGCTGAGTCGCCAGTAAGCAAGAAGGCTGAGTCGCCAGTAAAGCTGGGCTCCCCCGGCAATTACAAGTTTGACTCCAAACCTGATCTTAGTACGCCAAAAGGCTTTGATCTAAAAGGCACTAATAAGACTGTGTACGGCACTGACACGACTAGCGTGTTCCAGAATAAAGCCGCGCGGGAACGTGCTGAGGCTGAAGAGAAAGCCAAGAAGAAAGCAAAAGAGCAAGCAAATATCCGCAGCGGAGAATCTGAGCGCATGATGCGTGAGTCATTGGGTTCGGGGTTTAAGCGTGGCGGGGCGGTCAAGAAGTACGCATCCGGCGGCTCGGTAAGTTCAGCGTCCAAGCGTGCTGATGGCATCGCTCAGCGCGGTAAGACTAAAGGGAGAATTTGCTAATGGCTGACAAGAAAACAGAGGGTAAAGGGCAGGGGCTACCGCGAGGTAAAGCTACTTTTAGAGCCGGTCAGACGATGATTGAAGATGGGGATGAGGACGACATAACAGTTGTGCGCGACCCCAATGATAAGCGCCTAAACCATTTGTATCGCCCACCCATAGGTGGAAAACGTGGCAGTCCTTTCAAAACCCGTGACGAAGCGGCAGAATACGCTTCTGAACTGCAACGTGAAACTCGCGGCATGAAAAAAGGCGGTGCAGTAAAGTCAGCATCAGCCCGTGCAGACGGCATCGCTCAGCGCGGTAAGACTCGTGGAAAGGTGTGCTGATGGCTATGGAAAACGAAATTGAAAACGCTCGTAGAGATGCGCTCGTAAAGAAAGAATACGAGGAGTACGAGAAACAGTTAAAAAAAGAGCGCGAGGAGAATGAAGCCCCGCGCAAAACTGTTCGTGAAGCATTACTTGGGCTTGGCGCAAAACTAATGCCTTCAAAGCCGCCTGTAAAAGAAAAAGAAAAGAGTGCTGCGGAATCGATTGGCGAAGCAGCGCGTAAAAGTTTGCCACCTAAAGGAAGCGGCATGAAGTCTGGTGGCTCAGTTAAATCAGCGTCGGCTCGTGCTGACGGCTGTGCTCAGCGCGGCAAGACTCGCGGGAAGATCGTCTAATGCCAAGCGTATCAGCTAAACAACACCGTCTCATGGCTGCGGTGGCAACTAATCCAGCCGTGGCTAAGAAGACTAAGATTCCACAGTCTGTGGGAAAAGAGTTTATGGAAGCCGATAAAGGCAAGAAGTTTAAAGGAGGCGGTGAGATGAAAGAATCAAAGGCGATGGTTAAGAAGGAGATCGGCTTCATGAAGAAGAAGGGTGCTCCTAAGTCAATGATCAAGCATGAGATGAAAGAAGCTGGCATGAAGAAGATGGCCTCGGGCGGTCTGGCTGCTGGTCACAAGTCGGCTGATGGTATTGCTATGAAAGGCAAGACCAAGGGCAAAGAAGTCAAGATGGCGATGGGTGGTGCTGCGATGGGCGCGGTTAGAAATGCAGCGGCTGCTAAGGCAGGCCCGATGTTGCAACAGGCCGCAGCACGTAGTGCAGCTTCACAAGCAGCGCCGAAACAGTTTATGTCTAACGCCCTTCGCGGCGGTTCCATGCAGGGGTTAGGAAGTGCCGCCGCAGGGAAAATGATGGGCAAAAAAGCTGGCGGTCTAGCCGCTGGTCACAAAGCAGCTGACGGTATTGCCAAGAAGGGCAAGACCCGTGCTATGCAGGTCAAGATGGCTGGCGGCGGTAAAACTAAGAAGTATTGCTAACATGATGGCCTCGCGTGGTATGGGTGCAATTAACCCTTCCAAGATGCCCGGCGGGAAAAAGAAAGCCCGTCGGGATACCACCGACTTTACGCAGTACAAAGAAGGTGGGAAGGTTAATGCTGCTGGCAACTACACAAAGCCCGGTCTGCGTAAGAAGATCGTGAGCCAAGTGAAAGCCGCAGCAACTCATGGCACAAAGGCAGGTCAGTGGTCAGCCCGTAAAGCGCAGCTCGTGGCTAAGAAGTACAAAGCCGCAGGTGGCGGGTACAAGGACTAGTATGAAAGCCCCTCAACAGTCGCTTAAAAACTGGGGAGACCAGAAATGGCGCACAAAGAGTGGCAAGCCATCCTCGAAGACTGGCGAAAGGTACCTGCCAGAAAAGGCAATCAAGGCGCTAAGCCCGGCGGAGTACGCAGCAACGACCAAGGCAAAGCGGGCAGGGAAGAAAGCAGGGAAGCAGTTCGTAGCGCAGCCCAAGGGCATCGCAAAGAAAACAGCGGGGTTTAGATAATGGCAGTTACAACCTCAGTATCGACGTTTAACCCGACTCTCAATGAAATATTTGAAGAGGCGTTTGAGCGTTGCGGGCAAGAAATGCGCACGGGTTATGACTTCCGTACGGCACGACGCAGCCTGAATTTCCTGCTGGGGGAGTGGGCTAACCGTGGCGTGAACTTATGGACGATTGAGCAAGGCTCGATTAACTTGGCGCAGGGGGTAACGACCTATGATCTACCTAATGATACCGTTGATCTTCTGGAACATGTTATTCGCACTGATTCCGGACAAGGCCCTAATCAGACGGATTTGAACATCACCCGTATTTCGGTCTCGACTTACTCGACCATTCCGAACAAGTTGGCGCAAGGTCGCCCGATTCAGGTATGGATTAATCGTCAGTCAGGGCAGACAACAGATTTGCTGGGGGCTACTCCAGCCTATCCACAGATCAATGTGTGGCCCGCTCCCGACCAAGGTACGACCCAACAGCCGTACTACGTGTTTTATTACTGGCGTTTGAAACGAATTTTTGATGCTGGAAACGGTATAAACGTGCCTGATATTCCGTTTCGTTTCCAGAATTGCTTGGTGGCAGGTCTGGCTTATATGCTGTCAATTAAGCTGCCGAATGCTGACCCGGTTAGGTCACAGGCGTTGAAGGCTATGTATGACGAGGCTTGGGAGTTAGCGGCGGGTGAAGACCGTGAGAAGGCGGCTGATCGACTTGTTCCACGTGAAATGTTCTTCTAATGGGTAATAGATTTTCTAGTGCGAAGAACTCGATTGCGGAATGTGACCGCTGCGGGTTTCGCTACAAGTTAAAAGAGCTGAAGAAGCTGACGATCAAGACCAAGCAGGTTACGATTAAGGTATGCCATACGTGTTGGGAACCGGATCAGCCACAGTTGCAGTTAGGTATGTATCCGGTGCAAGACCCACAGGCAGTACGGGAGCCGCGCCCTGATAATAGTTACTACCAGTCAGGGTTTGGCGGGTTGCAGTTAGTAAATTCGCCACCAGCGCCTTCGGATTCTGAAGATGCTTTCGGTACAGTAGGTGGAGGTAGCAGGGTCATTCAATGGGGGTGGGCACCTATTGGCGGCGCAAGTGGTTTTGATTCTGCACTGACGCCGAACGACTTGATAGGGATAGGGCAAGTGGGCAGTTTAACGGTGGTAATTTCGTAGGAGTAATTATGGACAGCATGAAGAAAGTAGCCAAGGCGGAAGTCAAGGCTCACGAGAAGCGGATGCACAAGGGCATGGCTAAAGGCGGCGTGACCGGCGAAGCGATGCGGAAAATGGGTCGCAACATGGCTCGTGCCATGAACCAGAAGTCATCCGGTCGAGGCCGTTAATGGCTAAATATTCACAGAAGCAGGGTGGCAAAGAAGTAGGCCAAGCTGCGACTTATGCGGAGCCACATACTATGGACGGCAAAAAAGTTAAGGGCGACCTGCCTTACAAAGCGGGCGCTAAAGTCATAACTGAGATGAATCCTTCTGTTGCTGGGCTTTCCAAAGGCAACTACAAGGAAACCAAGACTACCGGCATTAAGATGCGCGGCACCGGTGCTGCCACTAAAGGCACAATGTCCCGTGGCCCTATGGGTTAATCATGAACTACACCGAACTGTTCAATACTGTTAAGTCATACTGCGAAAACGATTTCGCAGCGTCGTCCTTTACGGCGGCGGGTGGCGGCACTGTCGTGGTGCCTAGTACTGAGCAGGTCGATACGTTCATCAAGCAGGCTGAGCAGCGCATTTATAACTCTGGCAACCCGCCGATACTGAAACACAATGTATATGGGCGGCTGGATCAGGGTGATAAATATTTGAATCTGCCAGAAGATTTTCTAGCGGTGTATTCGTTGGCGGTACTAACCGACACCACAGCCGGGGAAGATAGCCCGCAGGAGTTCTTGCTCAATAAGGACGTTAGCTTTATTCGGCAAGCTTATCCTGATCCGACTTATGAAGGCGTGCCTTTGTACTATGCGCTGTTTGGCCCTAATACCGGGTTCAATGTACCCAAGCCAAACACGAATTACACAATGATCGTATCGCCTACGCCTGATGATAACTATCAGGTTGAGTTGCACTACTTCCGTTACCCAGAATCAATTGTTACTGCTGGTACGTCATGGCTTGGCAATAACTTTGACACAGTATTGTTGTACGGCGCGTTGATGGAAGCCATCGTGTTCATGAAAGGCGAACAGGATATGGTCGCGTTCTACAAGTCGCGGTATGACGAAGCGTTAATGATGTACAAGCAGTTGACTGACGGCAAGGAACGTCAAGACTCGTACCGCACGGGGCAACCACGGATGCCAACGGTATAACTTAATCAGGAGTTCTAAATGGCAATTACACAATCACTCTGCACAAGCTTCAAGGTTGATCTGCTTGCGGGCAACATGGATTTTACGGCTGGCACCGGCGACACGTTCAGAATGGCGCTTTATACCTCGTCCGCCACGATTGGCCCAACTACAACCACTTATAGCGCAACTAACGAGATTACTGGTACTGGGTACACGGCTGGCGGTAATGCACTAGCTATTTCTCAGTCGCCGACATCAGGCGGTACAACAGCTTTTATTTCTTTCTCGAACACATCGTGGACAAATGCTTCATTTACCTGCCGTGGCGCGTTGATATATAACGATAGTCTAGCTGGTAAAGACGCTGTAGCCGTTTTTGATTTTGGATCAGATAAAACTGTTGTAGCTGGTACGTTTACCGTTTCGTTCCCGGTCGCGGACTCAACCAATGCTGTTATCCGTATCGCTTAACAGGGGGTAATCATGGCATTTGTAATT